TCTTCATATCTACCGGCCTTGATGCGATCTACCCATACTACTAGATCAGATTCTCCAAATGCTCTTCTAGTGTCTTCAGTAGGGCAAATAAAATCTACTACTACATAGTAGTCTTGTTCTTTTAATAAACGAGCCATTCCACCCAAACGACGAGAATGTTCAATTCGATCTTCATGAGAGAAACCTAAATCATAATTGACAAAATCTCTTACCTGATCGGCATTAAGATGTATTGCTTTGATCTGCTCTGCTAGTGCTTGTGCAAGAGATGTCTTACCGGCTCCGGGCAGTCCAATAATTTGAATAATCATATTGCTCCTTTTGACAGCTCCCTGGGATGGATTCGAACCACCGACCAAGTCATTAACAGTGACCCGCTCTGCCGCTGAGCTACCAGGGAATAAAACTATTTATGAATTTGAAAGAATTTGAGCCACAATTGGGTTGGGTATACCCTTGGGAGCTTCTGTCCAAGTTCTAGTGCCAAACTTAATTGGTTTGTTGTTAATATTCTCCATCATAGGACCTTTACAGATTGCAACTCTAAACTTAGTTCCATCGGTTGCAGTTAATGTTCTGGGCTCTACTACACAAGGAAAAGACCATTGATTACTACTTCCACCACCAGGTGTTATAGTGTTTTTAAAGTTACGGTGTACCGGGGTCATATTGACCCAACTGCCATCGGTTTGCTTGATGGGGAAAGTACTAGGCACTCCAAACAATGACCATACTGTTGCAAATGTTCCGTCTGGAGTTAGTTTACTATTAGTAAGATCTAGATTAGCAAATGAAGCACCCGTAGTGATAATTGGGCACTCAGAAAGTCCTAGTCGATACCTAACACCATTAATAATAATGTGTTGATTAAGAGGTTTAGTGCCACTAGCAGCACAAAGTGCATAAGGTAGATCATTATACTGCTTTAGTTTAATACCTGTACTTTTTGTAGAGATACCGACTGTAAATACTCCTACAGCAATAAGTATAACCGTAGCTATAGCAATTATTCTTTTTGACATATTGATTTCTTTCTTTAAAGTGGCGACCTTGATGGGACTTGAACCCACGACATCCAGCTTGACAAGCTGGCGCTCTAACCAACTGAGCTACAAGGCCTAAAAACTAAGCCTTCTTTGTAGCTGCAGCTTTCTTAGCAGGAGCTGGTACTGGAGCAACAGCTGGAGCTGCTGGAAGTGCACCAAGAAGCCATGAAAGCTTTGGGTATTTCTTTTCTGCAGCACGAATGGCACCATAGTAAACTGTTGAGAATACTGGAGCAAGAACAGCAAACTGTCCACTCTTGAGACTCCAACCTTTACTTGCAAACCAGGCCACTACTGTACCTACTGCAACTGGAACACCAGTTCTTACAACATTACGGATATACGCTTGTGTATTCATATTTTCTTCTTTCTATTGATCTTTGTATTTCAAAGAAACTTGGACATTGTTCACTTGGGTTCTGAGGCTATTGGCCAGTCCAGTGATAGTTTCGGTAATTTCAGAATTAGCGAGTTCATCACTTTGTAGATTCATAGCATCATAACTAATTGTAATGGTTATTTTTTTCATAAAACTAACTTAATACCTTATTTTAAAGAAATCAAGTTTTTTAAGAATTTTTAATTTTCATTAACTTTAGTGCTGTCTACATCAAAAGCTGAAGCAAGGTCAGCTGGCATCATCTGGTATGGATTGCGGTTAAAGACTATTCCACCGGCCCAGAGACTTTGTGCAACTACAGCACTACAAATCATACTGTTGTTTAAAGAAAATTGCAATTTAATTCCGGTTAAAAGTTCTAGAGTAATACTGGCAATAGTGAACCAACCGTATTGGTCTTTAAGAAAACTCTTACAGGCCAATACTGCTTGATCTCTACTCTGCTTGTTGAGCTTGGTGTTAACCAGATAGTATTGAACATTTTTGTATTCGTCAATATGACCATAGCTAACTCCACGGCCTACTGCTTCTATAAGAGCGCCATCTTCACTTACTATCATAGCAGCATGGTTCCAAAAAGAAAAGTTTTTCATCTTGCCATGATATCTAAGAAACTGACCTAGTCTAATGATCTTGGCTGGAATACCATTGGTACTAACCAGTATAAAGTCTCCCGGGGTAAATTTCTTAGGACTAGTACCGGCTTCGTATACCTTATAGTTCTGAGTCATCTATATCACTTTCATATGTATAGTATTCGTTTATTCCAAAGTGTACTGAACCGGTTGTAGCTTCATTACTGAACCAACCTTCTACATCACTGCCATTGCCCAGAGTGGGTCTAGGCCCCATTTCGGCTGAATCATTAACTACTTCTAGCCCTTCATGCTTTTCTGTACTAGCACCAATACCGAACTGTAAGGGAGCACTCTTGGCTCTACTCTTGGTAGCGAAACTATCATCCTGTACATTTCCTACAGGTTGTTCATCATAAAAACTACCAAAGTTTATAGCAGGAGCAGTGCCTAAATCTGGGTCATCTTTTAGTCGTCTAGTGGGTCCTGTAGTTTTGGGTGGGCCAGCTGTTACATCTATTCCATACTCGTGAGCTACTGCAGCAGGATCTCCAAAAAAACCACCTTCGGCATCTCCACCACCGAGTGCAGTGTGTACGGAGCCTATAGGCATTATCTTAGATACTGGTTCAGCAGTGTCTTTTTTGAGATCGGTAATGTCACTTAGTACTTCAGGGTTAACGGGTTCTCCTACTTCATTATGAGCAAAAGGAATCATATCAGTTTCTGTGGGGTCAGCATAACGACTATTAAAGCTTCTAGTTCTAGAGCCCTTACGTCTTAATGGAGGCCCATCTGGACGATCACCCATGTCTATTTTATATTCTGTATGTTCCATGGGTTCTCCATCAATCCACATAACCTCGTCTACACCGGTCCTGCGTTCAGGTCCAACTTCAGGTCCGAAACCACCTACTGAACCTTCGCCTAACTCTCTTGATTCCTTGTTCCAGGAAGTCGTCTTGGGGAGTCTAAGTATCTGTATAGATCTTATAGCTTCTTGTGTAGAAACAGTTTGGATAAAATAATTCCATAGTAGTTTTTCACGAATTCCAGAGGGAGTTAGATCACTACTAGTGTTTATGGAGATAATTAATCCATCATCCAGTACGGTAACCTCAGGGTCAGCATCATAGCCTTGGAATTGTGCAATTAGACTCTTTACAACTGAGTCACGATTCTCTGAAGTAACATAAGGGTTAAATTTACACTTAAAGTTTTTACGACCAGCCATAGTACTCCTAGATTACAAACTTATTGAGTTCGTAGAGTTTTTACAGGTTGGGATACTTTTTAGACATAAAGTTCTCTAGACTAGAACCTTCATAGCGTCGGCATAAGTAGTCTAGAGAAATAAACATAGGGTCATAACTACCATTCTTGACTTGATGTTTAACTATGATTCCTCGCCAGTGGGCATTTCCTTGAGGTCCTTTGTAGTCTTCGTCGTGAAGATAACACGCGCCTGCAACCAATCCGTGTTGTGATTTTCCCGCCACGAACCGCAAACCGTACATAAGGGTCTGTTGATGTCCCATACTGAATGTATGCCCAATTGTCTTGAGTCTTGTTTCGATGTTTTGTCCACCATAGGGTTTTCCAGTCATAGGGTTATAGAAATAGTGACTATAGAAGACTCCGTCTAAACAGATGGGCTGAGTATAGTCACTGACTCTCCAACCACTCTTTTCATAGTCTAGTTTATCTAGAGAAAGCATTCCCTCTAGTTGAGGATTAGCATCTATGGTACGATTGATTCTATCTTCATGATTACCGAGTGTAATATAGCGTTCAGGGTTCCAGATTTTTTGTTTGGTCTTTTTACGTCCTTCATTAAAATCATAAAGAGGTTGATTAAGAACTCTCCAGGCTTCATTAGCCGAGTCAAGGTCGTCTTGATAACGACGTCCTTCCATCTTCTTTTTACCGGCATCCCAGTGTGATAGAGAAGGCATATCTGCATGATCACCAATATGGACTATTTTAATATTTTTATTGTGATACTCTTCAACAATAAACATACCAATCCAATTGAGGTGGTCTGTAGGTACATCAAGCTTGGCTTGTGTATCTGGAATCATAATGTGTGTTACGGGTAAGGCTTCTACTTCGGAAATCGGTTCGGTCACTATATTCCTTAGCTTGGTAGATTATCCCCATCAGCATTGGGGTCATTAGTATTGTCTGGGTCTTCTGCTTGAGCTTTTGTTACTTTCTGATCAGTAAGTGTTGCACTATTTGGGTCTAGTGGTTGACTATACTTAATTGGTTGGCTGTATCTAATCATAGAATTTAATGCCTTTCTAAATGGAAATCAACTTTTTTCTTTAATGCATCTTGCAGAAACTTTTCTGCTTTATTTTTATCTTTGGGTAAAGCACCCTGCCAAGAAATGGCTTGGTTACCTGAAACTTTTATCTGGCCTGAATGTCTGCCACCTTCTCCGATGAGTAGTGCTTCGAACTGTAGTTCACACTTGGGACATTTCCAAATTTGAGTGGTATCAAATGGAAGTTCAATAGAGGTGTCTACGGCATTATACTTATTAAAAGTGACACCCTCAGGCAATTGTAAAGGTTCTGACATACTAGATGGACTTAAATGCCGACATTCCTAGATCTTCGAGATAGTCCTGTACAGTACGTCCATTGGAATCAGCAATGGCATTTAATGCACTAAGTAAAATTCCAGTCAAGCAACTGAATAGTTCAATCGGGTCCGACTCCAATACCATTTCGTAAGCTAGTTCTTCTTGCTCACTAAGTATTGCTGTTAGGATTCCAACAACATTCCTGATGTTTTCTGCGGTGGTATCCATTATCTCTCCCCTAAAGAAGCTTTGAGCTGCCAATCCCACTTTTGATGCATATCAATTCGTTCAGCTATAAAGTTAGCTACACCTTGTTCATTCTCTTTATTGGCAATATCAAAAGTCTTCTTGAGTGTTTCTATTACTCTGGTATTCTTCTCTTTAAGATTACGAGCTAATATTATAGGCTCGGTCTCCGTAGTTACAACTTCAGTGATATTGGCCATCTCGACTAGAGATTTTAGAGAGATGGGCGCACTGTAACCGAGTTTTAAAATGTTTTCAGCAATAGCATCAATGCTCTCGTATACATCAGAATAGATGGCTTCAAAAAGAGCGTGATACTGAGCAAAGTCAGTGCCTTTAACATTCCAGTGTGAAGAATGAGACATATAATAGAAAACAGTAACATCTGATAGAGTTACTTGAAGTGAATGAACTAGAGAATCTTTTGAAGACTCTTCTTGAGGTTCCTCAGCGGCTAGAACCTTAAACCCGTTCCATTGTTCCATTATAGCCAGTTAAGGTCTTCTCCGAAAGATTCATTGACTGAATTCTCTACAAAAGTAGCAGCCAACTTGTTTATACGTCCGGCTTCAATACTTCTAAGAGTGCTACCTTCTTTTTTAGCTCTACGGCAAATCTCTGCATTGTCTACAAAATTGTCGATGATTGCTGCTCGCTTTTCTACATCGAGAATTGGCAGTGTCTTTTGCTCTACATAGAATACAGCAGCTTCACGAGTGTTAATCTGATCACTGAGAAGTTGTGAAGTCTGATCTTCTACCCAAACTTCTGCACCGGCAGTTACAAAATTAATCCAGTCGGCATCTTCAAACTCATCTTCAATTGATCTTGCTGTACGGTATAGAAGTGAGCCATCGTCTTCTCCGAGGTCACTGGTACCGGCACTACTAACACGATAGACACTGGCAACAGTTCCACCTGGAAGACTCTGTAAGTAGTCTTCAGTGTCAAAGTCTACCCATTCACTGGCTACTTTTTCTAGTGCTTCTTTTTCGGCATCTGTAGCAGTAATAATGTTAGTGAACTCATCTAGTTCGGCTTGACTAACATTAGGGTTAGAAGCGGCCATACGTGTAGTTTCGAGTAGTTCTTGTAGTCGGTCTAGTCTATTAAAGATACTGTCCGAGCTGCCATTGAACCACTGGGTATCTGCGGTCACTTTACTGGCTGTTCTTAGGAGATCATTATTGTCCATGTCAGATTCTTTCTCTGTTCTTGTTGTCTATAGGTTAGTGCGAATAAAAATTACAATACAGCTTACATATTTTGATTAAGTGTAGATTCAGAACCATTTTGATTACTGAGTCCTTGGATACCATTTGCATCTACGCCTATACCGGCTCCACCGGCTCCACCACCACCAGGACCAAACTGTCCTATACCTGGATTAGATACTGTAGAGGGTCTAGGGGGTTGATGGGCATCAAGACCGGGGTCAGTTTGTGCAGCCATATTGGCTGCGGGTGCAACTGATTCAAAA